AACAACCAACCAACCAACAAACAAACAACAACACAAACAATCGCATGAGCTCCAAACCCGCCCGCCACCAGCCGCACGCAGTAGTCAACGCTAACAAGCGCCTGCGCCGGTTGGGGGATGGGTCGGCGAGTTCGGGAACCAAGAAGTTTGAACCCCCCGTCAATGTCAGTTCTCCCACATCGCTCGACGCGACGGTGTATGAACTTGACGGGCGTCTCACACTGGTACAGGAACGGCTCCATCAGTGGGTCGTCCCTAACACCGACGTTGAACCAGATTATGACCTCGAACAGATCAACAACCCAGTGAACCAGCTGGGACCGATCCACTGTTACGAGGTGCCCATAGTCACCAACAACGATCCTGTTTCGTACCGCGCTGCCGTCAACAAACGCAGCAACTTCCTCCAGACTGGTCCCGATGATGACGTAGACGAGTTGGCCCTCGCGCAGGCCCTCGCGATCATCTCTGAGCTCCCCAATATCCACGAGCAGTGGGAAGAAAACGACTACGACCGTGAACGGTGGTTAGCCAAGTTTGATGACAACAAGCGTCGTCGCATGGAGACCGCCTGGCTTAACATAAGTGAAGCCGACCTCAAGGATATCCGCCGCAAGACGGGTTCCGTCAAACGTGAGGTGTTGATCGGTAAGCGTTACGACAAAGAAGCCGCCGGCCGCATCATATATGCCGGCACCGATGCTTTCAATGCCGTGACGGGCCCGGCCCAAATGGTGGCCATGGAACGCCTAGTCGAACTGCTCGGGCACGTGTCCCTCGACGGAAAGAGGACGCGTGTGGGTGAGGTGGAGGTGATGCTTGGGTACAAAGCCCAGGACACCGACCTTGCGTCATTCATCATTGATCAAGACTTCCCGGAGGTAGTGGAAGGCGACTTCTCGCGTAACGACCGAGAACAACGATCTAAGGTGGCTGACATCTGCGACGCCTGGTTTGCCAAAGTGGGATTACCAGACTGGTACCGTGCACTCTTGTACGAACTCGAGCACTACACGCTCGTCAATTATGAGTTCGGCTTGCGTGTCAACCTCAGTTACCAGCTGGCCACGGGGACAACCAACACAACCTTTAGAAATAGCATCTACAACGCCACAATGTTCGGGGTGTGCTGCAGACGTCAGAAGCGCAAGGGCAAAGCCTTAGTCCTTGGTGATGACCTGTTAGCATGCCTTGACCACCGACTCGACCTCAGGGCCTGGGTCAACGACGTTGCCACTTTCAAGATGGTGCTCAAAGCTAAGGGTCCCAAACTCAACGGAGAAGCGACGTTTTTGTCGCGCAGGATCTTCACTAACGTCACGAAACCATTCATGATTCCGTGTCCCGAGAAGGCCTATTTCAGGTTCAACTGCCGTGCCAACCCCAACCAAGCGCTGTCTGACGACGCGTACATCTGTGCGAAAGCATTGAGTTACGCGTTCAGTTTCAGGCATGTGCACCTCATCAGGAACATTTTCCTGGAGCGTTTTGCGCTCAACGGATCCATCAAGGGGTTCGATATTGAGGAGATTGGGTGGAACAACCGGCAGTTCGGATATACTGTGCAGGACATATATGACCGCACCGTCCAAAGCGAGAACCTCATTGAGGACGTCGACCTTGGCGAGTGGTTGTATGACTTGTATGGCCTGGATCTGGTCGAATTCGAGGACATGTTTCGAGAGATGATGTGTGACAATGAGAAGAAAGTGCTCGACAATCCACTAGCCGAGGTGTTCGCTCGGATGGTGCAGTAATAACGCAACCAACCAAGGCGAGGTCGCTTCGGCTTGACCTCGGCAGAGATGCAGTGACGTCCTTCTCCGTCCGACTATCTACCCAACCAAAAAAAAAAAAAAAAA